TTTATTATTTGGTGATGGACAAAATGATGATGTATCTACAGCAGATTTACGTAAAGAATTATTTGATGGTGAAAATATAGTTTTAGACAAAAATACTGATCATGGTGTAGGTGAAATTTTAGAAAGACAAAAAGAACAAGAAAAATTAGCAGCTATGGCAGATGGTATGGAATCTGTTAGTGAACCACCAAAAAATAGTGATATACCTAATGTAGATTAAAATATTTTTATATATAAATGATAGGTGGATATGTATCTTGTATAAGAAATAATTGGATACCTGAAAATTTTGGTGAAAAATATAATGAATTAGAAGCAGAAGGATTAAATATTTTAAATATTTGCAGACATGGAAGTGGAACAGATAATTATAATATATCTTTAAATTCAAGTAATAATTGGTATTTAAAAGATAAACCAAGAAATAAAAAAACTTTAGGTGAAATATTAAATGATTTAAGAGATAAAAATATAAAAGAATTAGATTATAAAATTAATAATAAAAGTGATAATGTATTTAATAAAGCATTAAATAAATTTCATGCTGCATTAAAAGGTAGAGAAGAAAAAAATGTAAAATATGAAAATACTGAAGGAATAAGTTTAACTAATAAAACAATGGGACATATGAATTATATTAATAATTTACAATCTTTTATGGATAGATTACATGCTGATAGTGATTATATTGAAGAACGTAGAAAAATAATGAAATTAAATAAAACAAGAAAAAACAGAAGCAAAAGCAAAAGCAAAAGCAAAAGTAGAAGTAGAAGTAGAAGTAGAAGTAGAGGTAGAAGTAGTAGAAATATTAGAAGTAGAGGAAAATCAAGAAGAAAAAAAAATTGAAAAATAATTATTAATATTTAAAATAATAATTATTTTATATGAGCAAAGTAGAAAATATAAACTTTTGTGAGTTTGATGGATGTAAACGTAAATTAAAGTTAACGGATTTTTCTTGTAAATGCGAAAAAATATTTTGTAAATTACATAGACTTCCTGAAAATCACAATTGTACATATGATTATAAAGAAAATGATAATAGAGAAAATAAAATAGATAAAATGAAATGTATTTCAGTAAAAATAGAAAAAATTTAATTTATATTATATAATTCTATACCAGTATTATTAATTATATTATTTTTTTTAAATAATTCAAATTCAATAATCCATTGTATAACACATAACCATAATGTTGTAACTGCAAAACCTCTATTATCAGTATAATCTTGATATTTATGAAATAAAATAGAATAATTTTGTAATTCATCATCTGTAGGATTATAATTATGAAATATATTTACTATATTTTCACACATTTGATCTGTATTTTCAAAAAATTGTAATACATTTATACAATCTTGAATATTTTTAATTTCTGATAATTTTCTATGTAAAATATATCTAAAACATTTATTGTAATAATCTTGGAAAAAATTATTATAATCTAATTCATATTTTTTTAGAAAAATAATAGTTGTTAACATAAATATTATAAATATAATTAAAAGTAAAAATATTTTATTAAGCTTTTACCATTTACTTTTTTTAACATTTATTTTAGGTCCTTTCTTTTTATCTCTTGTATTTGGATCATACATTTCTTCTTCATCATCTGAGTCCATAGATTTAGATATTTCCCAAAATTCTTTTGAACCTAATTTAAAATTTTTATGGGATTCAGCTTTATACCAAAAAATTTGATCATTCAATTTATTAGATTTAGCATTATTATTAATGACTAAACATTCAAAATTTTCAGTACATTGATCCATTACTTGACAAAATGATTCAAATGTAGGAAACATACCGGCATAATTTTCATAAATCCTTTTTCTATTTGAAATATAAGGTTCTCGTAGAATAAATACATAATCTATATTTGTTCTTAAATTAGGTGGAATACCTAACGGATATTGCATAGTAATTATTAACATCATTTTCCAATGACGACCATTCATAAAAAGAAGACGCATCATTTTATCTTTAGTCCATCCAGCATCATAAAGACAATCATCTAATATAACAAAAGCTCTGGGATCTATAGTACTTTTTTTATAAATTTCTTGCTCTTTTTTAATTTGTTTTAAAACTGTTCTTTGTCTCTTTAATATATTTTCTATTATAGCAGAATTATATTCTTCATGTATAAATAATTTAGGAACATGTTCACTATAAAATCCATTTCCGGCTTCTGTTCCACTAATAACAGTTCCAATAGGTATATCTTGATGGTAATATAATAAATCTCTAACTAAAAAAGATTTACCTGTATCTCGACGGCCTATTAAAACAATAACAGGTCCTTTATTTTCATCTGGTTTAAAACTAATAGATTTCATTTCAAATTTTTTTAATTCCAAAGTCATACTTAATAAATATTACTAAATATTTATTTATTATGAATACGCAAAAAATATTAAACAAAAATCGTTAGAATTTAAAAATATATTTATTATTATTTAAATAAATGGAAATTAATTACAAAAAAAATAAAAATCAAGAACTATTTAAACAATTAAGTGATGAAAAACTTGTAAATATAGATAATATTCAAAATTATATACCCATTTATAGTAATTTTTTCAATTTAAATGAAAATAATTATAATTCTATAAATTTAAACAATTATTATAATTTAAATTCTATAGATGATAAAATAGGATATTCCAAATTTAATGGAACAATTATAGATAGTAGCAATAATATATCAAAAAAAAAGATATTTTTTAAATATAGTCCTTTAATAGATCCTATTAAATATATGCTTGGAAAATATGATTTAAGTTATGATATATATGAATTACCTAAAATTAAAAATAGTAGTAAAATAATAAAAAAATCATTAGATAATAATAATTCTGCATACACAGATGGTTTTTTTTCATTTTTATCAAGTTTATTACTAAATAAATATGATTTTTTAAATGGTATAGATTATTATGGTTCATTTTTAGGTAATAAAAATAATTTTATAGTTGATATAGAAGATGATGTAGATTATTTAGATGATTCAGAATTTTTTCATAAAAATAATAATATATTATTTAAAATCGAAGAAAATGAACATTCTAAAAATTTTTTTAGTAATACTAAAAAAAATAGAAAAGAATTATGTATTGAAGAAGAAAATATATCAGACGATTTATTTGATATATCTGAGATTTCTGAATTAAATAATAATGAATATAATTTATCTGAAATAAATTTATCTGATAAATTAGAAATTGAATATAATAATAATGAAAATAATGAAAATAATGAAAATAATGAAAATAATGAAAATATTGAAAATAATGTTCAAAGAAAAAAAATTAAAACTAATGAACACAATGAAAGTGAATCATCATGTTCTTCAAGATATTCAAATACTAATTCAAGTGAAAGTAACTGTTCAGAAAATTCAGATGAATCAGAAGAATCAGAAGAAAGCGAAGAATCAACTGAAGCAGAATTACTTGCTAATATATTTAAATTACCAATTCAAACTATTGCATTAGAATGTTGTGAAGATACTTTAGATTCATATATTATTAATAATAAAATAAAAGATGATGAATGGGAGTCTATAGTTTTACAAATAATATTTACACTTATTACTTATCAAAAAGTTTTTGACTTTACTCACAATGATTTACATACAAATAATATAGTTTACAATAGCACCGATAAAAAATTTCTATATTATAAATTCAATAATAAACATTATAAAGTTCCTACTTTTGGAAAAATATATAAAATAATTGATTTTGGTAGAGCTATTTATAAATTTAAAGGAAAAATAATATGTAGTGATAGTTATGCGCCTGAAGGTGATGCTCACACTCAATATAATACAGAACCTTACTTAAATGAAGAAAAACCAAGATTAGATCCAAATTATAGTTTTGATCTTTGTAGATTAGGATGTTCACTTTTTGATTATTTTATAGAAGATATAGAAGATATAAAAAAACTAAAATCACCTATTAAAAAAATAATGATTGAATGGGTATTTGATGATTCTAATAAAAATATACTTTATAAAAATGATGGTTCTGAAAGATATCCTGATTTTAAATTATATAAAATGATTGCAAGAACTGTTCATAATCATAAACCACAACACGTTATTAATAAATCTCTTTTTGATAAATATACACTTCCCAAAAAGAAAATTAACAATCAATCAGCTATTTTTAATATAGATATTTTACCAAATATGTGCTAATAGTTTTTTAAAAATCTGGTTTACTTACAAATACAGATGGTGCAGATTTAATATTACCTATTAATTCATTTAAATTAAATTGTTCTAATATAACTAAACTTAATGTTGCAGAAATAAAAACTAATAATGTTTCTTTAAATAAATCTTTTAAAGGTTTATTTTCTTTTAATATTAATCTCATTTCAATAAATTTTAAAATAAAAAATATAACACTTATAATAGAAGATGTTACTACTTGATTCATTTATAATTTATTATTATAAATGAATTATTATTAACTTAACGAATTTTTATTAATTACTTTAATTCCATTATATCTAAATCTATATCTGAATTATCCGATTTTAAATCTAAAACTTCTAAATCTAATTCATCTGGATCTTCTTTTAATGTTTTAATATCTAATTCAATATTTTCGTTTTGATTTTCATTTTGATTTTTATCTATATTTAATTTTTCTTCTACTTGTTCTTCTTCAAAATCAGAATCTAAATCAAGTGATTTTTCTTCTTTTATTTCATTTTGTACTGAAATTTCTTCTTTATCTAATTCATCACTATTTAATGATTTATTTGCATTTTTAATTGATTCTGATAAATTTTGTTTACTTTCTTTCCTAATTTTATCTTTTACTTCTTGTTTTGCTTTTTCTAATTCTTTTTCTTTAGCTTTTTTTTCTTGTTTCTTTATCATTTCTTCATCTGCAATTATTTCTCTTGTTTCTTCTACTTGAACATCTGTTTCTAATGTTTCATCTAAATATACTTTTAATATATTTTCTACTGGTATACTTTCTCTAACTGTATTTAATAAACATTCTTTAACTATTATTTCTAATTCTCTATTATTTTTTTGAGTTTGTAATGGCATAATATCTCTTTCAAATAAATAAACATTTACATATATTTTTCTTGCAACATTAATATAAGCTTTATGAATAAATGTATTCAAATTTGGTATACTTATATCTACTTTCTTTTGTTTTATTCCCGCTCTTGATGATGTTAATGACTTTAATTGAGTAATATGTACACATGTTAGTAAATCTTCCAAATAATTACAACAACTACTATTTTCAATTCTATCTCTTTCAACCTGAACTATTTCTGAACTCCATTTTGGAATATTATTTAATAAATTTTGAAAAGTCATTAAATATTTTTCTTCTTCATCATTCTCTTCGCACATTTTGTATGATTCTTCAAATACTGATTTAATTCCTTCAATTATACAAGGTGTTAACATATTTACTAAACGAGCACACCATTCATTTTTTGATTCAGTAATTGTAGTTAAATTATAATCATCCATATTTTATTTAAATAGACCCAATATTTTTTAAATTAACATTATTACGAAAATATATATAATTTAAACAAAACATAATTATTAATAATTCATTTCTTATTTCTCTTTTATGTATGTCTAATATAAATAAAAATTTATATTTATTCTTTGACTCTGGTAATTTATTTTTTATATAATAAAGTAACATATTTGCTGTAAAACCATTATTATATAATTTATTTGTTAAATTTAATATATATAACATTTTATCAGAATTTGATAAATTATTTATTTTATCATCCAAAATAATTAATTTACTTAAATAATATATTTTCTTTGAAAAAAAATCATATTTATTTTTTTTATCATAATTAATATTTATTTTTTTATTACAATATATATCACTAAATCTTGATAATATTGGTTTTAATATTTTGAATTTATCTTCTACTATAATAAAAAATCTTGTACTATGATTATATATTTCTATACATCTTCTTAATGCTGATTGAGCATCTATTGTAAGTTTATCAGCATTAACAAGAACAACAGTTTTAAAGTTGACATTATTAGTATTTAATATATTTGTTTTTGAGAAATGTTTTAGATCTTCACGAATAAATTTAATTCCTTTACCGTGAGCACAATTTACATACATTACAAAATAATTTATATTTGATTTATCGTATAATTTTTCTATGGTGTTATTTATAATAAATTTTTTTCCTGAACCGGTTGGTCCATGAAATATAATATTAGGTATGTTATTATTTTTTATATAATTGTCCATTTTTAAAATAATATTTTTATGTATATTGTGTTCTGTAATTGTCATGTTTATTTATTATATATAATTGCATTCTTTTAAACACAATTATATATTAAATTATTATTTAACTTATTAATTTGAATGAAGTGAATGAGTATATGGATTCTTTTTAAACGCATCAAGTATATCAGGTTGCATTCTATCAACAGTTTGACTGTCATTTAAATCATGTGTAATATTTGTTGTACCGATATGTGTAGTAGATGGTGGTAGCATTTGTGGTGCTCCTGATGGAATAAATTCTCTCGAACTTTCAAGACAGTCTTGTTTAGATATTGACATATTAATAGAATTATTGAACTGTGCGGCATTACCAAGATTTGTTCTTGAATATACCATATTTTCTTTAGTTTCATTATTTGTTTGATTATAATTAGCATAATAAGATGTTTGACCACTTACTTCTGAGCTTCCAGCTATACCGCTGTAAGGTGTTGTTGTGGTTTCTCTTTGTTGATTAGAAAGTTGATGTTTAGTGTTATTAATGCTATGAATTTTTTGTTTTTGTATATTTCCAAAGTATTCTTCTT